AAACTGAAATCTGTCGTCGCTCCACAGTTCTTTCAGATGCCCAAAACTGGTCAAATTCGCTGTAGGTTCGTGGTAACAAATAGAGGTTTGCGTTGTCGCCACAATCGAAAGCCAAGCGGTTCGCGAACGAGGCAGGCCAATGATGAAAAACGGCGATCCCATGCTAGGTCTTTATCATGCTCTGAGTTCCGCCAGAAGGCGCTATATTCGGAACATTGAATGTAGTCGATCCATCGCCAGAACCAAATGCCGACCCGATAACCGAGAAAAGAACCGAAAACGTATTGCGCGAGACTGCAGCGCCATTGCACACAAGATACCCTGACGGCACGGTTGCGCCAGCAAATGTCAGAACCGAGGCTGTCGGGACAGTTCGATTAAACACGTTCTGGAAAAAATAGAACCATGCGCGCGTCGGCAACAGACGCCCGCCTTCTCCGGGCTCTGCAATCGCCTCGCGTTGACTGGGGACTCCTGAGAATAAAGGTTGGCCTGCCATTTATGGCCTGCTTTTCAGGTTCATTCGTGGTGGCTTCAAGCCAGCATTAAGCGATTCTTCAACCACACGTATTCTGCGTTCCAGTGTTGCTACTTGCTTTTCCAATACTGCAATTCTCTCTGCATCACTCAATTTCCGCTCCGATAATTGCAGCGCGAAATTTATCTGTCGATGATAGCTCGAAAATCCGGTCAAGTCCTGAATTTCGTCTGGTGGAACCAAGGCGCGTGAACCTTACCCGAAATCCCGTCTGTCCTGCCTTACCCACCGAAGATACGCGCGTGATCGGCCATGTGTCGCCATTATCGTCAGAACATCTCAACTGGCAAAGCGGATTGTCCGTGGCTAAGACAGTCGTCGCAACTTCCATGTCGATTTCCAATGAGGAAAATCGAACAGGCTGACTGCTTGAGTCTTTGAGCGCCCGCCACGAACGAAGCCATTTTCTCGGGCTTCCATTGTCCGTGTAATTCTCAAGATTGAAAGCGTATACATTCCCGTTGCGATAGTCTCCAACCAGAATAAACCCGTTGAAATTCACATGCGCATTGCTCCAATGTCGGTTCACGTCTCCGTTCAAAAAAGCCGAACGCCGATGCCAAACCTGATACCCGGCCTGAGCGCTTGCAGTAAGGTCGTAGCACCACGTCGCATTCGCAGATGGAAACGTAAGCACGTAAAAAACATGACCGTCTTGCTGATACGTATAGGCAATAGCATCAGAAATATTGGCGTAGTTCTGTATCTCATTGTCCATCGCCTGCGTGCTGATTGGAACCGCTTGGTATCCGCTCGTTCTAACGACAACGCCTTGACCCTGACTATTCTGGGCTAGCCAAATTAGCGTCTCGCCTGCGGTGGCGACTGAAAATGGAGCCACACAACCTGTTTGCAGAAACACGCCCTCAAGCCGTTGAAATGAAAACCCTGCCTGACCCGCGTTTACCCATATTTCCGTATGATTCTCTTTCAAAACCCACATTTCCCTGTGCAATTCCGCTAATGTAGAAACATCGTCGGGCGTTGCGTCGGCTGATGTGAAATTCAAACTGGGCCAAATCGACAAGTCGTTAAGTGCAGACTGATAAATCAAATTGGTACTGTCTACGCTCACTAGTCCGAACCCATCCTGATAGATGCCTGTCATGGGGGCACCAGTATTGATGAATGGAAGCGGAACCGCATAAACCCCTGAGAATGCCCCGAATGTGGGAAGCGTGAGAACGAACCCACTACCAGAGCCGGTCGTAGATGCCTGTGTGAATTGATTTGGCCGAGGGTTAAAAGCGCCCGATACTGGAAGCCCACCAACGGTCGATATGGAAAATGATGTTACCGCTCCAGCGGTTTCTCCTGTCACAGTAATTTGCGCAGTTGCTTGTGACGTGCCATCTGTGTTTATCAGGAGAATGTCGTCATCGACCGCGTACGACCCGCCACCGTTTGAAATTGTCCCGCCCGTGAGTGGATACCCACCGGGGACTAAATACCCACCCACGCCGTCAAAAATAATCATCTGACGGCCATTGTTGACCATGCTGACGGGAGAGGTGAGGGGATTGGGAAGCGAACCTAGTTGCGTCAGGTTGAAATTGTTGTCGAATGTGAAAATCCCGGTTCCTGAAACCAAGTAGCAAATGCCATCGATCCCAGCCATTGTTGACATGCCGCCAGCACGAATAGGACCGTTACCTGCAGTGGTTTTTAGATCAAGTCCGGGTGTGCCGTAGAGGGCACCGGGGGCCTTTCCATCGCGAGTCTCAACGATTTCAACATATAAATTCCAAAGCTGATTATCGACAAGCGTTTTTGAACGAGAGACAGAGTTGCCGCCCAATATCGGGGATTTCATTTAAGACCCCCGCGATCCACTCATGGAATCGTCATAGATGTTATAAGTCGGGCTTGCCCTGCTAACTATTTCAGGATCGAAGCGCGCAACCACCTCTTTCATATTGGTCCGCTTGATGTTGCCCTTGGATATTCCAGCGTTCACAATAATAAGCGGGTCAATCTGCGATCCAGCGGCAGCAAAATATGGCTTCGCGAACAGCGCAAGATTTGTCGTCAGCGCCATGTAATAGCCGGGAGGCAGGATCATATCGGTGATAAGATCGGGAAATTCGGAAAGCTGCAATCTCGAATCCCATGTGAGCGTGTAGCCGATAATCGGGACAGGAAAAATTCCGATGATGCCACGCGGGTATTGCGGATTGTAGAACAGCGTGTCAGGAATATCCGATGTTGTGTACGGCGCGCCAATCAGGTTCCAGCGGTCCTGCGTAACAACCTCAACGTCATACTGGTTTCCGTTACCGTCCGTGATTCTCGCCGCACCGGGGCCCACTGTGATAGCAAGCGGGCGCTGCATATTGAAATTTCCGCCCGGTCCAATCGTGTAGAATTGCTGCCCCGGCACAAGCGTTCCGCTTTGCTCCAAATTCGCGTAACAGGCTAGGGATTCATTCGACCACGAATCGAGCATCGCATTCAGACACGAAAGCCCGCGCTGCGCATCGGCGTCGGTCATCACTTCGCCAGGGGCATAGACCCCCAGCATTTCAAGCGCGTCCTGTACAATGTCGCGGCCTGTGTAAGTCATTAGGCGGTCGCCTGTGCCTTCTCAGCCTTGCGCTTGGCCCATGCGGCTTTCATCGCCGCGCTGCGCTCCTCGCTGCTTTTCTTGGGCTTGGGTGAGGCTGAGACGGGTGCTGCCACCTTATCAGGTAGGGGAGATGGCTTTGGAGGCTCAGGCGTCTTTTCTACATTTGTTTCGCGAGTAACACCCCATTTCGCAAGCTGGGCACTTTCCTCGGCTCGCGTGTTGACAAACACCTGATCACCTCCACCGGGCGGAGTGAGCGCCTTGGGATATTCGATTGGGCCAGAAGGTGGGGAAGCGGGGTCTTCGATAAGCACGCCGTTTTCCATGCGTGGGTATTCTACAGCTTTGCGACCGGGGAAATACGGCGATGCCTTTTCAGCCTCAACCGCTTTCGCGTCGGACTGGCCGGGCTCGAAATATCCCTTCGCCGCAGCCTCGGATTGCTGCGATGCGTCATTCACCAACACCGGCTCGTGCTTTTCGTGGTGCATCCACTTGGGAAATTCCTGATAGTCGCCAGCCTCGGGAAATGGCTCGCCAGCGCCAACGTAGCCCTTGGCGCGGTATTCTCCCTCCTGAATGCTGTTATTCACCACGACAGGCGGGAAAATATCAGGCTTCGCGTAATAGTCAGTGAATTTGCGGCCCGACTCCGCGTCGGTCCCCGTGACCGCCTGAGGCTTCGCGATCTGTTCGCTCGGGTGTCGCATTTTCAGGGGGTAACGGTCTGTCATTCGCTGACTTCTCCTTTGCCACGGCTATGCCTTTAGCCCGGAACACGTCTAGGTGGTTCGCGAGGGTGTCGCGCCACATCTTATTCCCTCTGTGCGTAAATTCAATGTCTGGAACGCACCATAGCTCGCCCCCCAAAGCCAGCCAGTTCTGGCAGAAGATATAATCCTCGCCGCAAAAGAACCCGTCCTCGCTTACGCCAGTGCGGAATATATTGGGGTGGGTCCGGTCGACGCCATCCGCGTCGATCTCATGGAACGTGCCTGAATGTTCGGCTAACCTTTCCAGCACATGACGCTTGATCCGCATGAACCCAGTAGGCCCAGCCTTCGCCATCACCATGCCGTCGCGCTCATTCAGCGCCCCAGTCACAGAATCAGCCACTAGCTCAACCGGAAAGTCGGTTTCGGCCTGCTTCTTTGGATACGCCCCAAACACAATATCTTCGGGCCGATTGAGAAGCCTCAGCACAGCCTCGGCAGGCCAGCCTACATCGTCATCAATGAAAAACAGGTCCGTCGCCTGCGGGATAGCCAAAAACTCGCTCACGATCTTGTTGCGCGCCTTGGCGATGAATTGGTCACCAGCCCTAGCGATGAACCCGTATGGAATACCAGAGCCACTTAACGCGGAAATTGTCTCGATGCTGGAGCGAAAGAACTCATAGCAGACGCGATGATCGTAGCAGGGCGTCCCGAAGATGCAGATTTGCTGGCTCATCTGAGCGCCAGCGCACCAGCCATTACCCAGCAAGCTCCTATTATTAGTGCTATTCCTATGAATATTCCGGTACCGATTAGCCAATCCATTTCAGGGCCTCTGCAACTCGCTCAATCATCTCGCTCATTTTCTCGCCCTCAAGACAAACACGAAATCCCCATTATACACCTCGTTATGCGTCAATTCCCACGAGGCTTTGTAAAACGCCCGGAAGTCGCTCATGTTCGTTTTCCCCACATTCTCGTAGGCTTTCTGGTCAAGGAATGCGAGGCTTTCAAGGCTGATGATGCGCGTGTGCGATGGATCGCCCCAAGCCCATGGCCCATTCCAAACTGGCGTCACCCCGCAAAACACCCCGTCAGGCTTCGTTATGCGCCAAATCTCCTCCCATTGAGCGAAGAAGTATTTCCAGTCCCCCTGCCTTCCAAGATGCTCAAGCACATGGATCGCATGGACTTCATCGAAAATGTTATCCTCGAATGGGTAAGGCATCACATCGAGGTCGTGCACCACATCGGGTTTGCAATTCGGGTTCGCATCCAGCGTGACCAACCCGTCCCATTTCTCCCGGCCCGGTAAGCCAATATGCTTGTCGCGGGAAAATCCGCACCCAATCAACAATTCAGCCATTCTGTGCATTCCTCTTTCTGGCTTTAAAATTCGCTTGCGCTAACGCATTGCGCCGTCTGCGTTCCTCACAGGCTGGGCAATTTGGGTTAAACGTCGCTACCGTTGGCACATCCGCGGCTAATGGCGTGGTTGTGGCGCGCCCAGCCGGGATTGAACCGGCGACCCTCCGCTCGACAGGCGAATGCTCTGACCGCTGAGCTATGGGCGCGTTGGGACGAAATTCGATAGGTGGCTTCATCGGTAAGATTGTGAGGTAATCTTACCGCCTTGACAAGCGCAATCTTACCAAAAGAAAAGCCCCACACCGACGCGGCAAGACGCCAGTGCGGGGATCTAAGGGCGCTAGAGGAGGCGCGCCGGGTGAAACTTACGAACCAGCCATCAGACCAAGGCTGACAAGTGCAGACCGCATGGCATTGACCGAAATGCTGTCACTTTGCTGGGCGCTATCCACCGTTGCGACCCATGCGCTTCCCGCGTCTCCGATAGGTGTCTGGAAGTTACCCACAACATAGGTTTCCGCAGGAGGTGTGATAGCTGCGGAGGTGCAATTTCCGTAATTGATAGCCAAGGTATTTGCAGCCGAAACGCGCACACCGACAAC